TAAAAAGAAATTATAGTTCTGCCTCATCCACTTCCTTTAATGCTATTATAACTAACCCTTCAACTGATGGGATAGCTACTATCTCTTTGACCAACACAGATACGGCAGCATTAGAGGTTGGTAGATATGTATACGATGTAAATTTAGCCTTTACGGATAGTGATGGTAATGATATAATTGAACGAGTTCTGGAAGGAAGATTTCAGGTTACTCCAAACGTTACCGGATCTTAAGGGGATATAAATGGCTATTACGTTAACAGTAGGAAATACCACCATAATCAAAAAGGTGGTAGTAGGAACTCCGGTAAAGAAAGTTACTGCAGGCGGTCTTAGTATCGAGGCAATCGCAGGTATTGAATTAACGTCATTAGCCGATAATCAAGTTCTAGTATACGATGATAATTTAGAAGCATTCGTTAATACTAGTGTTTTACCCATATTAAAAGTTGATAAGTTTTCACTAGATAGTGATACCATTACTATGACTGGTAATAAACTGAACATTAGTTCTACTAGTGAAGTTAATATTACCTCTAGCAATGTTGATATCTCAGGATCTTTAGATGTTGGTTCTAACCTAGATGTGGATGGGGCAACGACTCTAAACACCGGTAAAATAAACCAGACAACACCTTTTAATGACAGTGATATTGCTTCCAAGCTATACGTTGATCAGGAAATAACTAAGGTAAATGAGTTAGCATTTAAAACCGATGATAACTTCGTAGATTCTGTTGGGATCTATGGCGATGAAAGGGTTAATCTTATTGGTGGGAATGGTATCACTACCTCTGGCCAAAAGATAGGTTCTAATTACAATGCAACATTCTCACTAGATAGTGGCGGTGCAGCGGCGGGAACCTATGGTACTAACTCACTTATTCCCGTCATAAAATTAAATCATCTTGGCCTAGTAGAATCTGCTGGCGAAGTTGCTGTTGCCGGTGTTTCCTCTATCGACTTTGATTCTGCCACAGGTAGATTTACTATTAACACAGCTGATGGTGGTGTATTCACAGATGTTATTACACTTGATCCGTTTACCACAGATAACTTAGTTGAAGGCAATAATCTTTATTATACCAGAGCAAGATTCGATTCTGCATTAGGGGATAATACATCTATTTCTACTATCAGAAATATGATCAGTACTTCTGGTGACTTGCAGTACAATACTAGTACCGGTGTTATCTCGGTTAACGTTTCCCAGGTTTATACATCAAGCGACTTTGACTCTGATCTAGACGCCGCACTACAATCCTCTACAACTCTTGAATACGATTCCATTAACGATACGTTTAATGTGAAAAGAAGAGCAGAGACCATCATCGATGTTGATGGTGCCAATGGATCAGTATATACATTCACAGGCGACGGTTTCCCAACTACCTCAGGTGGTAATCCTGATATCTATCTACACCGTGGTAAGACGTATATTATTAACAATCCATCCCATGCATCACATCCTATCGAGATTAGAACATCCGATGGTGGTTCAGCCTATACTAATGGTGTTGAAGGTGCTGGTACAAATCAGATAACATTTACTGTTCCATTTAGCGCACCAGCTACATTGGTATATCAATGTACAGTTCACTCGGGAATGGTTGGAACTTTCTACATTGATCAGGTCCTAACTGGTGGTACGGGTCTTACATATGATGAAGCAAATAGTATCATTGATCTGGATGACACAACAGTTACTCCTGGTAGCTATGGTAGTTCAACCCAGATCCCAACATTTACAGTCGATCAACAAGGTAGGCTAACATCTGCAGGATCAACAGCAGTAGCAGGCGTAACAGATTTTGTATATGATTCCTCGAATGGTAATCTAACTATTAGCACAGCTGATGGCGCTACCTTTACTGATAACATAAATCTAAATCCATTTACCACATCCGATCTTGCCGAAGGAACAAATCTATACTATACCACTGCCCGTGCAGATAGTGATGCAAGACATGCGGTAAGTGCTGCAGGCGATCTTTCGTATAATCCGAATACTGGGCAATTCAGTATTGACGTTGAAGAGATTTATTCAGCAGATAACTTTGATTCCGACTTGGATGCGGCAATATCTGGTGGCACGGGTCTTACATATGATAGTGTCGGTAACACTATAAGTTTAGATGATACCACAGTAACAATTGGATCATACGGTAGTTCAACTTTGATTCCTACCTTTACAGTGGATCAGCAAGGACGATTAACAGCAGCTGGTGAGGTATCTGTTGCTGGCGTTGATAGTACATCGTGGGATGGAACTACAAGTACCTTTACCATTAATACAGCTGATGGTGAGCAATACTCTACATTAATAGACAGTTTTGGTACTAACGTTAAGTTTAATAATGGTATAACTGTAACTGGAGATATCTTACCAAGTGCTGATAGTTCGTATGATTTAGGATCTCAGACTAAAAAATGGAAAGACCTTTGGTTATCAGGCCAATCAATCCATTTAGGTTCGCTTGTCTTATCAGATAGCTCTGGTTCATTAAGAGTCACTAACTCGGGGGGCCAGTTAGTCAATGTAGCTGCTAGCCATGCAAGTTTTGATTCAGCAGATATAAGCCAGCTTACTAGTGATTCGGCAGCAATTGGTCAGCTTTCAGTAGATTCGGCAGATATAAGTCAGCTTACTAGTGACTCTGCCCAAATTGTTAATTTAAGATCTAATACTATAACAGCTGATACTTCCATAAAAGTTAAAGAAAATGGATGGATAGAATTCGAACCTACTGATTATTTGGCAGGTCCGACATATCAAGAAGGAAGATTGTGGTATAATCAGGATGCTAAGACGCTTTATTTACAAGGTGCTAGCTCTGATATGGATATTCAAATTGGTGAAAGAGAATGGCTAAGAGCTAGAAATAGCACCTTAGCGACTATTGGTAAGGGTAAGCCAGTTTATATGACCGGTGTTCATATACCCGGGCATCCTGTCCATGGGCATCATCCGACAATTGATCTTGCCGATGCGTCTGATGTAACTAAGAAGGATGTTATAGGTATTGCTGCCGAAGATATAGCTGCTGGTGCACATGGTTATGTGGTAGTCCGCGGATATATTGATGGAATAGATACTTCAGCTTTAACTGAAGGCTCGAGGGTTCACTTAGGATTTGCCTCGCCAGGATCTCTAGTTGCAACTGCACCAGAATATCCGAACTATCCTATGGATGTTGGTTTATGTTTAACCGCTGATTCGGCTGCAGCTGGCGGTGCTCTATATGTTCAGATTTTCGATCACACATTCGAAAGATTCCGGGTAACTGGTAATACCCGGGTAGATGGAAACTTAACTATCGCTGGCAACTTACAGGTTCTCGGTACTCAGCAAACAGCCTCTACTACTGCACTAAACGTATCGGATACATTTATATATTTAGGCGGCGGGGATACGATCGGTGCTTCAGGTACTAACTTTACTGGTAGCGGACTTAATGACGCTGAGATCAATGGACACTTTACAGGGGAAGCTACTACTAATTTTTATGTAAGAATAAAAGATTCTGATGGCTCCGGTAATGACATCATTGAATTTGCCTTAGATTCAGATTTTAATACAATAATAGACTTCGACTCTGATGGAACTAATCTTCAGGAATGGAATCTCTCTACTGATGGACTTTCAGCAGTCCTAAGAGGTAATCAGAGCATTACGTTTGGGGCATCAACCGGTCACACCATAGGGGATAGATGGTTCGGACAAGCTTCTCCAATTAATGTTCAGATTGGTCTAGCTGGTAACTATAATACTCCTTCTGACTCGTACGCGCACTCGGGATTGTTTAGGGATCCTGGTGACGGCCGTTGGAAATTCTTCCAAGGGTATCAACCAGAGCCCGAAGGTAGTGTTGATGTAAACCACGCGACCTATGCTTCTGCCCCAGTAGAATTTAGTATGGCATATGGTAATTTGACTGGTAATGTTACTGGCCAAGTTTCCACCCTACAAAATCATAATACTGATGATTTATCTGAAGGGCCCACAAATCTATACTATACTACGGCTAGAGCAGATTCTGATGCTAAAAGAGCATTTAGCGTAACAGATGCTGGTGGTGACGGATCCTTAACATATAATAATGGTACTGGGGTCATTACCTATACTGGGCCATCAGCTACAGAAGTAAGAGCACATTTTTCTGCTGGTGGGGATTTATCATATGATGCTAATACTGGTCAATTTAGTATTGATGTTGAGCAACAGTACACAAAGGCAAATTTTGATAGTGATCTAGGCGACGCTAATACTGGTCAATTACCAGAAGGTACAAACCTCTATTACACCACTGCTCGTGCCGATAGTGATTTCGATGTAAGACTGGCAACTAAGACCACTACTGATGTAGCAGAAGGTACAAACCTCTATTACACTACAGCTCGTGCAGACAGTGACTTTGATGTAAGATTGGCAACTAAGACCACTGATAATCTTACTGAAGGTTCTAGTAATTTATACTACACCACAGCTCGTGCTGATAGTGATGCAAGACATGCTATTAGTGTATCAGGAGACTTATCATACGATGCCAACACAGGTGTTATTAGTATCGATGTTGAGCAAGAGTATACAAAGGCAAACTTTGACAGTGACTTAGGTGATGCCAATACCGGTCAATTACCTGAAGGAAGCAATCTATATTACACCACAGCTCGTGCAGATAGTGATGCTAAAAACGCACTAACAGGTGGAACAGGTATTACATATACGCCAGGTACTGGTACTATAGACATTACTAATACCACGGTCACTGCAGGTACATATGGTTCGGCATCACAAGTTCCAGTCTTTACAGTTAATGCACAGGGTCAATTAGACTCTGCAGGAACAGTTAGTGTAGCAGGTGTATCATCCACATCATTTGATTCTGCGACAGGCGTATTCACAATTAATACTGCAGATGGTGGATCATTCCTTACAACCATACTAGACTCCGACTTTACATCGCAAAGAACGAGAGACGCACTGGTTGCAGGAGACAATATCACATATGATTCTGCAACAGGAACAATCTCTGCTAATTCTAGCTATACATCGCTCACAGCCACAGATAGACTAATAGCTTCCAGTGATAGTACCGGGTCCGTAATGGTAACCCAGAACACTATCCTAAGAACATATGCCAACCGTGATTCTGATTTAAGTGTTATTGCCAATGTAGACAGCTACGGCGATGATATTATTAACATCTATATGAGATCAGACTTTAAGACGACTAACCACAGATACTATGGTAATGGTTCGACTAAAGGTTACTATATGGCATTCGATTCAGATGATCTGTATACATCGAGAGAAATCGAATCACCTCATCTAGATCTATTACCAGGAACTACCTATAGATTCCACCATCATGATTCGTCTATGGCAACACACGATGTTAGGTTCTATTATGATGATGCTAGAAACGGACCACTATCAGACAGTGCAGCTAAAATAGTTTATACAGGTACTGCAGGAGACAAAGACGTCGGTAACACATATGCTCAAATCAGAGTATTCGATTATGGTCCAAGAACTATTTCATATCAATGTTTAAACCATCCGTATATGGGTAACTCAGCTAACACTAATACAACCGGTGGCGGCAGAATGTGGAGCACCACCAGCGGTATAAAAATTGCTGGGGATATTGATGCAACAATTGACGGTGGTACATATTAAGTCGTATAAATAGTATAAAGTGCAGGTCGAGTTTTTACTCATTCAAGGCTTTCCTTATTAGGGTTTTAAAATGGCAGCAAATATTAAATTAAAAAGATCCTCGGTTACGGGTAAGATCCCTACCGATTCAGACTTATCATATGGCGAGTTAGCCCTTAACTATGCTGACGGTCGGCTGTATTATAAGAATACTTCAAATGACATTGCAAGTATTTCAGGTGGTGGCGCTGAGACAGATAGTGCTGCACCAACATCTGCATTACAGGACGGGTCACTTTGGTGGGACGCTGTTAATGGTAGATTAAAGATTTACTATAAAGAGCCGGCACCAGCAGCTGCCACTATTGCCCTAACTGCTACCCAAACAAACGCACAAACAGGTGATTATCTTTTCACAGGTACTGATAGACAATCGACGTATAGTAGTACAGGCGATCCGACCATATATCTTTATAAAGGTGATACTCTAGAGATTGTTAATAATGCGACCTCTGTTCACCCTTTGTGGTTGGTAAGTCAATTAAGCATTACCAGTAGCTACGATGCGCTATATAATATTCCAGGGGTTACTAATAACGGTGGCTATGATGGAATTACTACCAGTTACCAGTTTAATTCAGTAGGAACATACTATTATATTTGTCAATTCCATCCTAACATGCAAGGACAAATTATTGTTCAAGATGGGGTCCAAGCTAATACACAATGGGTAGACGCTTCTCCCACAGGAAGGGGCTACACGGGTTCGGCTGGTGCTATCTTCCAAGGCGAAACTGCACCTTCTAATCCTTCTGATGGACAAATCTGGTATAATTCAAGTACGGGTAAATCTTATATCTATTATACAAACCCTGCAAGCAATCCACCACAATCTCAATGGGTCTTGCAGGCTGATCCAACAGTAAGTGATGGCGATATCGGATATACAGGATCTGTTGGATATGTAGGATCTCAGGGCGTATTTGGCCCGCGGAATATTTCTTTCCAAAATCCTGCAAATGCGGACACCCAAACTTTAATCTATACTAATAGAGAAGTTACAATCAATGAAGTTAGATCCGTTATCTCGGGTGGGACTTCTGCAGCAATTTCATTAAAGTGGGATTCCGATAGAGGTAGTACAGGAACAACTATAATGTCCGAAACTGTTACTGACTCCGGCGGGGGTTCAGTTGCGACTCTTAGTAATAACACAGTTGATGCAAACAGATGGATTTGGGCAGAGGTAGGAAGTGTTAGCGGATCCGTAAAAGAACTAAGTGTAAACGTAAGATTTAATGAATAGGGAATAACATGCCAGCACTACAATTTCCAGGATCCCCAACACACTTAGATACATATACCGACCCAAACCAGGCGGTGTGGCAATATGACAGTGATAATACAGTTTGGGATCTAATTACTAGTACTACTAGAAAGGTCTTTAGTGGGGTTAAAGCAAAGACTGCTGCTAACTTCGACTTAACAGCATCTTACCAGGATGTACCCTTTGACACCATTGAATTTAATGTAGATAATTATTATCAAACTGTAAACACAAAAGGTATTGCACCTTCCACTGGATTTTACAGGGTACTGGTTTCTGTATTTAGTGACACTCAAGGTACGGGCGCTTCATATTCTGCAGCGGTATATAAAAATGACACACTAAAATTAGGAGAGATTAATTTTGGTGCTAACCAAAACGTGAACTTTGATGAAACAATTTCACTAGTTGAAGGTGATTTTATTAATGTAAAGGCAAAGGAAAGCACCGGTCTTGGAGCATTGACTACTCAGTCAAACTTTACAATGTATCGGATTGGTTATGCACCAGGGACAGGTATTTCTAACCACAGCGCATTTAGTGGCGTAAGAGCAATCGTTACTCAAAATGTAAACACTACCTCTACACCAACTTCTATTACTTGGGGTAACACAGACTTCAATGCAAACTCTAATGTATTAGGCGATCTGTATTGGTATAATTCAGAAGCGACAAGATTGACACCTAAGACTTCTGGTTATTATAAAGTTAGATCTTTGGTTGAAACCACATCTGCGGGCTCAGCAAATTCATATACTATTACATTAAGAAAAACAAATCCGCAATTAGTGTCTACAACACTTACTACTATTAATATGTCACCCAATGATCAGATTGAATTAGACGAAACAATCTATTTGGATGCGGATAATTACGTAGACCTACTTGTATCAAACTCCGATAATACAGGAGCTATATTATCAACCGTTTATTTAGAACTCGTCAGAGAAGGAGTATAAAATGGCATTCGTCAAATCAACCAGTACACTTTCTGCTGATGCCATTACGGTGCCTAACCTTTCCGGCGGCGATAATGGTAAAGTGGTAAGGATCTCTGGATCAAACACAGCAGTGAACGCAGCTAACACAGATACATCTGCGCAATTATTTAATATCTTATTTAAAATTGGTGATGAGTATTATGCACAAGGTACTGTATCAGGACTATCTGGTCTTACACCTGGCGCATCTTATTATCTATCTACAGCAGGTAACATTCAAAGTTCACCACCCACCCCAACAGCATCGACTCGAGCATTGTTTATAGGGTTTGCTCTTAATACTACAGATATTGTCTTTAGACCCGGAATTCCAATCTCAGGATCATAATTTATGGCTATAGCTAATTTAACCCAAGAAGTTTCCCTAGTAGATTCAGATTTTCTGGGATTACCAGTTCAGCATCATATTTCTGATAATGGTTACTGGTATGTGTATCACCCATCGGATCTAACTAATAACTCTCAGTTAACGAATAATGCTATTGAAGCATATAAGTGGGATTCGGCTCTTCACATTGATCCTACATATTATTTAAGTGCTAGTGATCCAACTTATGCAACAACAGATGGTACTTTTGCGTTTGTTACAGAGACTTGGGATGGAGCGACTAAAAGATATCACGGTGGTGCTATTCAGCACATTGGTACTGGTACAAACGATATTACGGGTACTTCAGAAAACGATGCGTTTATGTTTTCTCACATCGGTACATTTGGTAACGATGGTGCCACCCCTGGTGGTACTCTAGAAGATGATGCTTTCTATTGGGATAGACTGTATCAAAGAACTGCCGGTGATGAGTGGGAATTCTATCAGTACCACAAGCACTTACCGTCCAACTATTCTAAGTACGATGATGGTAGAATAGTATTCGGATCAGACGGATTTATTAGACCAGCTGATAAACAATATGGTTACCTGATTAATATCTTAGCTAAGCAGGGGCAGAGTGCATACTCAGTTCCTCTTGCTCGTATCCACACTCCTTCTGTTGGTGGTGCGCACAACTCACACAACGATGTTACCTTACCAAACGTTGCCGGTGTTAACTATCTACCTGGCGGTATTCTAAAAGGTAGTTCGAATAGATTCCATGCATTCTATTTGGAGGATGCGAATAACGCTGACAGTGAGTGGAACGTTTATTCTAGAACATATACATCATCGTCAGGTTCTTTTACAGCACAAGTTAACTATGGGGCTTTTGATATTAAGGTTCCAAACTTTGATCCTTATCCTGGAGCTGATGAGGATAATGAAGGCACACAGAATGACTATTCCTTCTCTATAAGCGCTGGTCACACATTTGGTTCATATGTCTATTGGCCAGTAACTATGAAAGCAGTCACAAGAAGCTGGGCCGTAGAGACTGTTGTACCTGGCGGTCAGAACGTATACAGGATTGATGGTACAGATAGACAAGAACCTGGAACACTAGATGCTACAACGAACCATCCTACTATTCAAATGAAAGTTGGTGACACAATAGTATTTGATGTTGCAGATGATTATTTAGTACATCCACTTTACGTTAAAACTAATAGCCAATCAAATACCAACAACCCAGCCCCAGGTTCTTCAGGTAATGGCACTGCAACAGTTACATTTACACCCCAGTCAGCTGGAACTTTTTATTATGTTTGTGTTGTACATAGTGGTATGTATGGCGAGATTGAAGTTACAGCTCTTGAAGGTACAGGAGACCTAAAGATCTGGAGAGTCACAGACGCTAATACTATTTCTCCTGGTTCACTTACACAGATTGATATGCCTTGGCCATTCCAAGGAACAGATGTTACACCATCTGCACTAATCACATCAGTTGGAACAAATGGTTATATTGCTGCAGCCGGCGGTACCGGTGGCGGTGCTCAGATGTATAGTTTCGCCACACAACTAGATTCTGGTGGACAATTAGTATTCCAGGGTGATATCGTAACTAACCCAGCAGATCAATATCTAAGAATCCATGGATTTAAATACAATGCGGAGAATACAAAGTACTATGCATTGCTTTCGGGTAATGATGGTGTAGGTACATATGCAGGCGACGGGCTTTATAGCTGGGACTTAGCTGGTGGAACATTTGAAGGCTACGCACATTTGGATATTGATACCTCTAGTTTAGGATTTGTAAACAGAGGAAACAATACATCTGGTTATTTGTCTTATAATAACGCTACTGGTGTTATTACTAGAGACGGTTCTAACACAGAGCCTGAAGGTATTCCAAACGGTGTTAATATTTTAACCTGGGATGATGCTTCTCCACTATTCTATAACAGAAAAGAGATTAACACAGGATCTACAGAATATTATTTCCAAGGAATATATCTATCAGATGGGCGTAAGGCACTAGTGGGAAGAGTCGAGGATGCGCCTGGAAATATAGGAACTGAATTAACCGGCGATCTACTTTTAACCATTGTCGATAACGAGAACAATTCTGTTAGCTATACCTACGGATTAGAGGGTGATGACTTTGTTACAGGAATCATCGAAGATGTAGAAAATAATAAAATTATTCTATCAGGATATGCAAAAGGTGAATTAGCAGATAAGTCTAAGCAATGGGTTCACGGTTGGGCTAGAAATATAAACAATTCATATGACTCTGCAAACTGCACATATGAATCAATTATGAGAGATAATGCTGGTGATTATATTGCTGTAGGAAATGACAGTATAAATGAAGATATATTAGTTTCGTATTACGATAAAGACTTTACCGTAACCGATACAAAATTCGTATCGATTGGGGCTCAGCTGGATCGGGTGTCAAAAATCGTACATGATGAAGATACGGGCGATAGATATATGATAGGGCATACATATAACGGAAGCCTACCATTTTCATCGGCTCTTATAATTAAAATGAATTCTTCTAACGAAGTAGTTTGGTCAAAAAGATATGGCGCTGCAAGTCGGTATGTTAAAGGCCCTGCAATTGAAATTGTAGAGTATTCAGGTGTAAAGTATCTTGTAGCATTCTTTCAATCTAGCCTGGTTGCAGAAAATGATTTCAGAAGTGGTGCAGTAGTCATATTAAATACTGACGGTACGATTATCAGAACTAGGGACCTTTCAGAAATTAACACAGGAACGGGTTTGTTCATTAACTCAATTAAAGGTGGTGGACAAAATACTGGTAAATTCTTTATAAGTGGTTCAGCTGCAACCCTAGATGGAAGTGCGGTTGGTAGAACGCCTGCATGGGCCTTCTGTGATGTAAATGATCCACTCATAGTAAAGTATATAAGATACACTGATTATAACGGATTCACTCTAGCTGACCAGCAAACATATGATGATTATGAGGCTGCTTGGCTTGATATTGATATAATAAAATATGATTCGGATCTATCAACCCATGAAATTATTCTGGGTGGTAAAAAGGAAGACGTATCTTTAGCTGATGGTGCTTCTGCTACTGCTCTTGCCCCAATGGGTGAAAGAGGTCACACTTCCTTTGCACTACTTCAAAAAGCTAAAATTGCAGACTCGGCTGTCTACAGTGTAGATGTATTATGGACCAAACAAATCTCTTCCGGTAAAGGATACATGGAAGAGATTAATTCGGTATTGGTAGAGGATTCTGATAGCAGACCCTGGTGGTTCTTCGAAGATGAGGAGTTTCATGATGGCAATCATAGAGTCATCTTTGCTGGTACTGGGCTAAACTTAGATAGTACTGCTGGAACGTTAATGAGAGCCGACACTCTTATAGGTGGTGTTAATACAAATGATGGATCCTTATATTTCCACAGTTCATTAGGACACATGGGTGAAGATAATATTAATAAAGATATGATCTGGGATCACCTCACCAGAAACTTTGTTACTGTAGGATCTTCTACCTCACACTCAGTAGGTAAAGACGGTGTACTATTTAGAGGTGAAAAAGAAGGATGGGGTCAAGGTGTATATCACACAGCTGCTTCCACTTCTAACGCATATTACTATGACTCTGCAACGATTACTACATCCGATGAAACCCTACTTGAAGCAAATATTTTGGAAATTAGTAACCCCAGTTTTCTAGACTTTAACTTTACTTCTAATAATATTTCTGCATCTTTGATAGACAGAACATATAATACTTTAGAGTACAATGGTTCATATGGTGCTAACGGTCTATTCACAGGCTTCCTAGCAATCGTGGATAAAGATGATCTACAATCATTCTTGAACACCGATGCCTATCGTGAAGAAAAAGCAGCTGGGAAAATTATTCACCGAGCAGAATCCATATTCGAAATTCACCAGGTGTCGACTGTAGGCGATGCGACGGCGGATGACGGTAACGTATTCTTCTATGATGTTATCAAATCAGCAGACGGCGAATACTACTATCTTGCGGGTCAAACATCTGGTAATATTGCTAAGCAAAACACTGGGCTATCAGGTGTTTATGATTACTTCCTAGGTCAATGGGATATCGCTTCTAAGGAATTTAGATTCTGGCAGAATGGTACAGCAGAAGACGAAGAGATCTATGCTCTTACTGAACTAGAAGGTACATCAAAGGCAGTTACAGATCCGGAAGCAGTAAACAATGGTGCATTTAAAGGCACTATTAGTTGGACACCAACAACTGCTGGGACATACTACTATCAGTGTGGTAATCATACAAGCATGAATGGCCAGATTGTTGTTCAAGATGTAGTGGGTACAAGTTCAACATTCAATGTTACTGCAGCATATGATAATGCACCTAGCGCATTCAGATTTAGTGGTACAGACCGTGTCGGAAATATTAACCCGGCAACTGATAATCCAACATTGACTATAGATACTAATGATACAATTAATATTGCAGTCGATAATCGTGGGCACCCACTTTGGATCCAAACCGAAACTGGTACTGGTGGGGCCAAAAAAGGACACATTGCCTTTACCGGAAGAACCACTGGTAACCTAGCAAATGGTACATTATTTGGCGGTTATGATATCTTCTTAGGTATTTTTGATCCTAGAGCTTGGACTGCTGAATATTATAATATCGGATCTGGCTTCAATGATAAGGGTATGAATATCCATGATATTAATAGTAATGTAGAAAACACACTAGCAATTACCTACACATCATTTGGTTCTGTTAATAACGCCTTAACATTTGGATCTGAAGACATTGGTATTATTACATTTAATTACGACTCTGATACCTGGTCACCAGGATATCAAACAGGGTCAGAAACATCAGAAGAGATTGAACAAAACGGTAAGCCTAGCTCCAGACTTCCAGATGGAAGAATTGGCGTAGTATGTAATACCGCGGGTGCCTTCGCGGACGACGCGAATACGTTCGGATTGAAAGATATGGGACTTGGTATATTCGACTTTGACAGTGATGGTTCAGGTAATTATCTTGGGTGGAAGAAATATCAGGTTGGGTCTGGATCATCAGACTTTTCATATAGTATAGATAATAATGGCTCTAGCTTTCTTATAACAGGATACTCAGAGGCAACATGGGATAAAGACGTTTCAGGTGTATTTGTTGAATTTGATCCTGAAAGAAACATAAAAGGTAAAGCATCGGGAACTTAACATATGGCAATCATTAACTTTCCAACGAATCCATCAGATGGTGATACATACATCACTAACGAAGGGGTATTATATACCTACGACGCCGCATCAACATCTTGGGTGGTTGATGCAGCAATTGGTTATACTGGTTCACAGGGGTTTACCGGTTCAGCCGGATCGGGTTTTACCGGATCAAGAGGTAGTCTAGGTTATACTGGTTCGCTTGGTTATACTGGTTCACAGGCTTATACCGGATCAAGAGGATTTACTGGATCAGGGGCTAATTCTGGAAACGTATACCAAGTTGATACAGGGACAACCGCTACATCTACAGCAGGATCTTATACTGTTGCTGGACAGCTATTATTCAATAATGCTACACTAACATCTGCTACTGAAATTGGTCTTCACCAGAATGCAGTGAATAATGCTTCTTGGGGGACATACATTGATACATGGGATGACCTGGGTGGGACTAGCAATCGTGGTATGCTACTTTTAAAAAGTGATGATGTTAACTCTGGTGATTATCTTATGTTCCAGATCTCTGGTAGTGTTAATACTGCTGGTAACGGTAAATATTTTACTGTATCATATGTATCAGGGCAATTAGGTTCCATTACAAATAATTCTCGACTTATTGCTAACTTTATTCCTGTTGGGATATCAGGATTCACTGGTTCTCAAGGTGGCATCGGTTACACAGGATCTCAAGGTCTTAGAGGATTCACTGGTTCTCAAGGGGAGAGAGGATTTACAGGATCTCAAGGTCTTAGAGGATTCACTGGTTCTCAAGGTCTTAGAGGATTCACTGGTTCTCAAGGTCTTAGAGGATTTACAGGATCTCAAGGGGTGATTGGATACACCGGATCCAGAGGTTACACAGGATCTCAAGGTATCATCGGTTACACAGGATCCAGAGGTTACACAGGATCTCAAGGTATCATCGGCTACACCGGATCTCGTGGTCTTATCGGATACACAGGATCCAGAGGATATACCGGATCTCGTGGTCCTATCGGATATACTGGATCTCAAGGTGGCATCGGTTACACAGGATCTCAAGGTATCATCGGCTACACTGGATCTCAAGGATACACTGGGTCCAGAGGATATACCGGTTCAAGGGGATCAGATGGTACATCAATTGCAATTCAAGGTACAGTTGCTACAACAGGTGACCTACCTAGTTCGGGTAATACTGCAGGCGATGCTTACATTGTTACTGCCAATGGTAATCTATACGTTTGGGATGGGGCAGCATGGCAAGATGCTGGACAGTTTGCTGGATACACCGGATCTCAAGGCCCACGTGGTTACACAGGATCTCGTGGTCCTATCGGATATACTGGATCTCGTGGACCTATAGGATACACAGGATCCAGAGGATATACCGGATCTCGTGGTTCTATCGGATATACTGGATCTCAAGGCCCACGTGGTTACGCTGGATCTCGTGGACCTATAGGATACACAGGATCTCAGGGTCCACGTGGCTACGCTGGATCTCAAGGACCTATAGGATACACAGGATCTCAAGGCCCACGTGGTTACGCTGGTTCTCAGGGTCCTAGAGGATACGCTGGATCTCAAGGACCACGTGGTTACGCTGGATCTCAAGGTCCACGTGGTTACGCTGGTTCTCAGGGTCCTAGAGGATACGCTGGATCTAGAGGTCCCAGAGGATATACCGGATCTCGTGGTCCTATAGGTTACACAGGATCTCAAGGTGGTGGTGGTCCACGCGGCTACACAGGATCTCGTGGTTCTATAGGTTACACAGGATCTCAAGGTGGTGGTGGTGCACGCGGCTACACAGGATCAGCCGGAGGAAGCGGCGGACCAGGTCCTAGAGGTTATACAGGCTCAGCAGGATTTATTAGCTGGGGATTACATTGGGCAGCAGGAATAATATTTGGGTAATATAAAATGGTAGGACATTCTATACACTATGACGCACTTGGTAAAACAGCTGGGTATGAAGGATATCGACACTTTTCTACTGATCTGTTTGGGGGTACAGGTAACCATAAACATTTTGTTGGGCTGGGACATCTAGGCTATACAACAGTCGGAAGTGGTAGTGTCAATTTGTTCAGTGGGGCCAATGCTACCATAGGCCAAATTAATCTATATCAGCCCGCATTTGCGAGTTATCAAAATGCTTATGATAGTAGTATTTTCGCATTGGATATTGTAATTATTAACCTGACAGTTTGTAATGCAGAGACGACGGGGGTTGATGGTAGATTTACCTGCGCCGTAAGAGGTCAGTACTCCACCCCAAACAATCTTAATAAGGTCACATCAGCTACTGAAACAGATATGACAGAGTCATATTGGATTCCGACCGGAACATCCTTAACCATATTTAGTAAAAGTAACCCTTTATATATTCCCTGGCTGGGAAATGGAAACACCTCTGGATATCACTATTTATCGATACGATCGAATGATGGGCCGAGAATGGATGTTACCTGTACCTATGCTATGATACATAATACATATGATACCGATTGGACTGGATCAGGATACGGGGCTTAACTAATGGCGTATGAAAATAGAGGTTTGGAATTTTATCCTCATTATGAGGCAGCAAGCAGCGATACCAATAGAGGGACCGGCCTCGGGGTTGTTTATACCAGTACTTCATCTGGTAGTTTTACTTTTCTCACATCCGGGAGCACCACTACTACATGGAACATAAGTGGTAAAGACCTTTATAATATCCATCAGATGAGCATCGTTAACAATTCTTCGGCGACCACTTACGTTTCTGTTTCTTTAGGTACGGTTCTGGCCACATCTAATTATATCATCTATAGTCAATTTCTCGACAGTTATGGTGTTCTTAATCCTATTACAAAGGAAAATCAATACTTTTTAAATGCCGGAAGAAGTATATTTGTCCAGCAAACAGCATCAGCTAATATAAGCTACTGTGCGAGTTTTATCTATTTCGGGAATGAGGCGTAAAAATGACTGGTGTAAACTTTTTTAAAGGGAATGATGGATACCAGGGGGATTATAGTACTTGGACTGGTGACGGTTCCCAAAATGCTACAATGGAGTTTGGGTCGGTAGGCTTTGATATTACTGCCTCGGGTTCAGCAAATGGGACGACTTATGATATTCTTGCACCTGGTAGTGCGAACTACCAATATATAGTCCAAAATTTGATAATCTATAATGTTGGTCCTGACGTAGACTCCTATTATTTAGAAATTTATAGAAGACTCGGTTCGAACTATAGTGCCTTTCCTATTTGTCAAGCACAAACCATCGCTCCGGAACATTCTTTTCAATTTTTTTCTAAGGATGCACCACTAATCTTGGGGGATTATAGGAATAGTTCTACTTCATGGGCTAACGTAAGGGTTAGAGCAATGGGGGGTTTATCCAATACCGCCCGGGTTTTTGCATCTTTTATAAGGCATAAAGAATGAAGGTTTATAAATGACAACTCAGATTGATAAAAAAAGATTAAATTTTGGATGGTTATATAGTCAAACAAATAACTCCTTAAGGTTTGAAAGCGAGATGGGTACTAAGAATGGATCTGCCCGATATCAAGCTATTCAAACACCAACCAGTGGTAATAGCACCTATATATATCACATGATTTGTATGTCACCATCCGCACAATCATCAGCAAACCTTTCCCCGCCTGTGGTTGTCGATCAATCAAATGCCACTTCTAGTTCTTCAACTGGTACTTATCGGATGTGTGCATTAGCTATATATATTTCAGACAGTAACACGTTTTCCCAAAATTCTACCGGAGCATGTGTGGTCAGAACGCATGGAATTTATTATCAACATAATATGATATTAGATAAAAAAACGCCGTTGATAGTTCCAGCCGGGAAATGGCTATTATTAGAAGCTATGGGTAATTCAACAAATCCCTATGGACCTTTTGCGACTCCTTTAGATTTTGATTATAATGTAACTTATGTAAAAGTAGTAGGGGGTTAACATGTCAACCGCTTATTTCGCAAGACAGGCGCAGGCATTAACGTTTTATAAAAGATATACTACCTCAAACGTTGATATATGGGCTGATTTAGTAAAACAGCCTAATTTTAATTCTGATATGATTATCACTAGTCTTAGGGTGATGATTGAAAGTGCTAATGCAAACGGAGAGATCCTGATTGCCATGGATGGTGATACTGACGTTATATTTAGTGCCAAAGGAAACGGGGAATATTATCCATCGTATCAGGTTTTTTCAAAGGATAGTCCGTGTTATTTAATGTACGATAACGGTACCGGTGCTGATGGGACCGAGCCTAATAATGTAACCTATCTTAGACTGTTTAGGAAAGCCGGAATGGATCCTGTTGTAGTATGGGTCAGTTATATTCGGATGGCAGAGAGCACAGGCTACTTAGCCTGGGGTGATGCTGGTTAAGGAGTAATAAATGGGAGAATCAACTTTTGTCTTTGGGGGATCAACGTCGAGGCAGTTTAATTTCGCGAACAATGCCTTTCTTTTTAATGCAGGTCAATATGGCATTTATGAAATAACGAGTTTAAGGATTTTTAATGATAGCACATCAGTTATGGCCACCTTAACAATCTATATAGATACTAGGGCAGATGAGACCGGCACGCTGTCAGGTGATAGATCTGGTACTCCAACTTCTTTGTACGCAGCCTATGAGAATATTCCGCCTAAATCCTGGATCAACGTCATAGATAAAAATAATCCAGTATATCTCTATAATAATAATAGTCGGCTTAGTCAGGATACAGGCGGGCCTATAGTGGTGTATGATGGATCATGGTCAAGTACTACCTCAGCAATGATTCTATATCGATATCTTCAAAATAATGAGGAGGTACAAGAAGACCAAGGCACCTTTACTTTACCCGGAACAAGAATCGATCAGAATTGGGGATAACAAATGTCTATTACACATGAGACTGGAGCAAGAAGGGTATATGCCACGTCATCTGCAACTACTGCAGACGAGCAGAATGAAATGATGTGGGACAAATATCAAGAAGGGGCGGCTTATAACTACAAGTCTACTAGACCTTTTCAAGAAATTAATGGAACCGGATATTGGTATAACGGTAATATCGGATCGATTAGTTATACCCTCGGTCTTACGTCATCATTATATTCATATAGTGGAAACCAAGGAACGCTTTGGTTTTCTACAGGTAATATAGACGTTAGCTTATATGTCGGGTCTACTTCCAGGATTGTGTGTTTCTATACATCAGGTACTAGTTTTACAGGCGATGCCCAGATTGGATGGGCAAGATTAGGTGGTACAACTTGGACCTTTGAAAGCGGGCCAGAAAGCTGGGAAACTACTACGGCAAATAGTACCACCTTAACTTATTCTACTGCATCATTTTCTAATATTGCTACAAGTGGAACTATAGCTAATAGATGGAATAGGGATGCGTTCGGAACTTCCTCAAGTAATACTGCTATTACCGGCACTTCTGCTATCGTTGGTGGTTCACCGGCTAGTGCTTCACCGGGTAGTTACTATCTGTATGCTGAAACATCAAGCCCAGGATATTCGAATAAAGATTTTATTTGTAGAAGTCCAGCGGTAAGTGTTTCAAGTAATACCCTAGAACTAATTTTAGCGGGATATGGTGGCACCATCGGCTCATTCGATGTTTATTTAGATGTTGTGGCTTAGGAGGATAAAATGGTAGCGTATTATAGATACGGATGTAAAGATAATATTGGGCAGGTTATGACTAGGTTAAATCAATCTGGTTCAACCCCTCATTATACTTTTACTAGAGGCCAAATTGGTGGGACATGGCATTATCCACAAGCAGGTGCTATAGCTTATGCAGATTATACAAACGGAAACTATAGTACAGTAAATAACGGGTTTTTAGTCTTTCAAGCGGATTCTAAGAATTACAGAATGGGCTCAGGATCCACGAGCCGAACAAATGGGTTTTCTTTTCAATGGTCTTGGACTGTACCAGCAGGGGTTAGTGAGGTAACTGTGTTGTGTATTGGTGCAGGTGGTGGGGCAGCATCTACTGGAAGTAACCGCGGGGGCGGGGGAGGAGCAGGTGGTGCTCTTCAATGGGCAACTGGAACAGCTACACCCGGAGATACGTGGGATATATTTGCCGGTTCAAATGGATATACTTCGGGTTCTTCGGTGACCGCGTCTGGGATTGCAGGGGGTGGATCTGGTGTTCGAGCTTCTGGTTCTACTTCATTTTGCGTATGGGCTCAAGGTGGTGAAGGTGGGCCTTCAGGGTTATCATCTGGTAGTGTCGGAACCCCGGCAGATATTTCAGATAATCGATTTGCAAATGCCCAGACAGGATGCCTTACTCCTCTATCATCCAATGGTGGGGGAGATGGTGGCGAAGGCGGGGACCCTACCTATAACAATGCTGGCGGGGCCGGTGGTGGTGCCGGTGGATACTCTGGGGCTGGAGGAAATGGGGCTTACGGCAACGGAAATGGCGGGGGATCCGGAGGTGCAGGCGGTGGCGGATCAGGTGGAACAACCTCCACCGGCGCTTGTGGTGGAGGCGGCGGCGTCGGAAGATACGGCGAAGGATCAAGTGGGGCTCTGCCGAGTACTGCTGGTGTTGGTGGTAACGCGGGATCTGGTGGCCAAGCCGGGACAAACGCGAATAGTGGCTCAGATGGCGGTGATTATGGAGGAGGCGGTGGGGCCGATGATGACGATTACACTTCCAGCACTAACTATAATGGTGATGGTGGACGTGGATGCGTCGTAATTACCTGGGGTTACGCTCCCAATCAAAAAATACCGTTAAGTTATGATTATAGTGCACTTGAAGAGATATTCGAACAAGATCTTAATGGAAACGGTACAGTTATAAATAACCAACAGACACCATAACATTATTAAGGGTTTATTATGAAAATTGCTATTATAGATTTACTTGGATTGACTTATGATGGAAACACACTACAATCTAGAGGATTAGGTGGATCGGAATCTGCTGTAATTTTAATCTCACAGGAACTTCAAAAAATAGGATTTGAGGTTACAGTATTTAACAATTGTAAAGATTCTAGAGCGAATCCTGGTTTATATGATCAGGTAAATTATGTGGATCATTCTGACTCTGACCCTGAAGAATTCTTCGATATTGTAATTTCTTCCCGTTCGGTTTTCCCGTTTTTTGAAGATAGTAAGTATAGCAAAATGTGTGCACGGGCTAGTTATAAAGTAGTCTGGATGCACGACACATTTTGTGAGGGTGATCAGCATATAGAGGATATGCTAAACAAAGGTATTATTGACGAACTATTTACGTTATCAGACTTCCATACAAATTATATTCTTAATTGTGAACATGGCCAAAAACGGAATTATGAAGTATTAAAAAACAAGATCTTTCAAACACGTAACGGTGCAGTTAAATGGTTTAAAGACGAATATAGATTAGCTAATAAAGATAAAAATCATTTTGTATATAATGCCTCAGTCACTAAAGGCCTTAAGCCACTATTGAATCATATTTGGCCAAAGGTAAAGGAAAAAATACCAGAAGCTAAATTAACTGTTATCGGTGGATATTATAGATTCAGGGAAGGTGCCGAACCAGATGCCCAAGAAAAAGATCTACATAAATTTAGAGAAGAGATTGATCCTAAATTAGAAGTTACATTTACTGGTGTGATTTCACAATATAAAATTGGAGAAATACTTTCTAAAGCCGGGTTTATGATATATCCCACCGACTTTCCTGAAACATTTGGTATCTCCACGCTAGAGGCTTTACTTTATAAAACACCGGTCATTACTTGTAACTTTGGTGCATTAGAATCCACTGCACTAGACTTAGCATGTTATAAGATTGATTATGCAAGTGTGCCTAATGGGCTATTTCCACATATAAATGAAGAACATCAATCGAATCTATTTGTTGATTTGGTTTTAAGAGCATATAATGATGACTATCTAACAGACCAAAAGCGTACTTATTGTGAAGTGGTTGAGGACATTCACGGATGGGATACTGTAGCTTTGCAGTGGAAGCAGCAGATTTATTTCAGAATGGAGAAATATTTGCCGGTCAGTGACTTTAGAAAGGTTAGATATATCAATGATAAGGTCAATAGGGTTTATGGTAAAACATTTACTAATGAAGTGGAAAGACAGAACTATGAAAAGACCTGTCCGGAAAAAAGAATATTAATCATATCTCCTTTTAGAAATGCAGAGAATTATATTCAGGCCCATTGTGAATCTATTGACCAGCAAGATTATGAGAATTATTTACACATAGTCATTAATGATAATTCTGACGATGATAGTAAAAATAGAATACCTTCTAATCCCAAACGTATCGTCATAAACAATGAGATTCGAAAAGGATGTATTTCAAATCAACTACACGCAGTCCAAAAGTATGTACAGCGAGGGGATATCGTCATGCTATTGGATGGTGACGATTTTCTAGTAAGTAATAATACCATTTTTAACTATTATAATTTTCTATATGAACAAGGTTACCAATTTACGTATGGATCTTGTTGGAGCTTAGCTGATGGGATACCCCTAATAGCCCAAAGCTATCCTGAAAAGGTTAGGAAGGATAAATCCTTTAGAAGATATTTGTTTAATTGGAAAATTCCTTATACCCATCTAAGGACCTGTTTAGGTGAAACCTTCGGTAAATTAAAATGGGAAAGATATAAAGACGAGAATGGCGATTTTATGATGAGTGGCATGGATAACCCGTTGTTTTACGAATTAATAGAAAACACTCCGTCTGAAAGAATTAAAGCAGTAAAAGAGATTGTTTGTTATTATAATGATATTAATCCTTTGAATGATTATAAGATCCACAGTGAAGAACAAAATATAAATGCAAATAAATCTTATGAAAAAAAATACCTGGAAGGGGGACAAGTGAAACCCGCAGATAAAACTATATTAATAGCTATTCCTACTAATGCAGGAATTGAACCCGAAACCTTTAGATCAATTTATAATATGAGAGTGCCTGATGGATATAATCTAAAATTCGAATATTTCTACGGTTACCAGATTGATCAGATTAGGAACTTGATTGCAGAGTGGGCGAAGCACTACGATTACCTATTTAGTATTGACAGTGATATTGTAGTACCAGAAGACGCCTTAGAGAAAATGTTAGCTCATGATAAGGATGCGGTTTCAGGTGTTTACATCCAAAGGCTTCATGATAGACAAACCGTAGAATTATACTATGACGATTCGATGGGTCAAATTAATTATACCGGTGAAAATCTCCCTAAGGACCAACTAATTTCTGTGTCTGCGTTTGGATTTGGATGTGTACTTATTAAAGGCGAAGTCTTTAGAAGTATTGAATATCCCCATTTTGTTTACTATTCAGCATTGGACCATAAAGATACCGTTTCGGAAGATGTGGATTTCTGTAAGAAGGCTAAAGATAAAGGATTTGAATTATATGCAGATACAAGTATCATCTGCGATCATATCGGCAAACATACATTTAAATTAGGATCACCGACTGTAGAACCCCCCGCTATCAAGGAAGAAGCACCAGAACATATTATATATGACTTGGTTGATAATTCCTTATATAAAGTGGTCAACGGTGTTGCTAATATTGTAATAGAAAATATAGAGGAAGGTCTAGATTTAAACGTTCCGATGAACTCTCTTCCTTATCCTGATCTTTTGAGGATTGATTCAATAGGTAATGAGATTCATTTTATTAAAACTGCCACGATGGTCTTAGAAAATACTCAAGAGGTTATCATAAGAATTAGAAATGATGAGCCTGATAGCAATCTGATTAGGCAATATTTAATAGATCTATCCTTTGAATCTGGGGGTATTGTAGGTCAAAGTGAAGAGGATAAAGATTACAAATTCTTCAGAGCTAAAAGTATATAAATAAGAGTAACACTTTTAGGCTCAGAGGTCAACATGGCAATTACTAGTAGAGACGAATTCATTGATTATATTAAAAGGAGCTTAGGCGATCCTGTTATAGAGATCAATGTTGAAGAACAACAGATGGAAGACCGTGTCGACGAAGCTTTGGCATACTGGAGAGAATTCCATTCTGATGCAGTTCACAGAACGTATATTAAGCATCAGATGACTGCAGCTGATATCACCAACGAGTATATTACTCTCCAGTCAGATGCTCTTCACGTAATTAAAATGTTTAGTGTAGGATCTAATCTCACCTCATCTAGAAACTTCTTTGATATTAAATATCAGATGCATCTAAATGATATTGCTGATATCCATACCTATATTGGGGACCTAGCATACTATGAACAGATGCAGCAATACTTATCATTGTTGGATCAAAGATTAACCGGATCCCCACAGGTAAACTTCGCACGTCGTCAGAATAGACTTTATATTCGAGGTGACATCGACGATAAAGATATTCAAGAGGGTGATTACATTGTACTTGAAGCCTATGTCTATATCGATGAAGATACATTTAACCAAGTCTGGGAAGATATCTGGTTAAAAGAATATGCCGTTGCCTTAGTAAAACGTCAGTGGGGTTCGAACCTTATGAAATTCGAAGGTATGCAGCTCCCAGGTGGTGTACAGATTAATGGTAGACAAATCTATGAGGATGCTATTAATGAAATCACACAATTAAGAGAAAGAATTAGATTAGAATACGAACTTCCAGCTGACTTCTTTGTAGGATAAGACATGGCAACTAATTTCTATTTCAGCCAAAAAGTAAGATCGGAACAACAGCTATATGAGGATTTGGTTATTGAATCCTTAAGGATGTATGGCCAGGACGTATACTATCTTCCGAGAGATATTGTCAATGAAGATAAAATTTTAGCTGATGATGTTCCATCAAGATTTAACTCCTCCCACCGTATTGAAATGTACATTGAGAATATAGAAGGATTTGGTGGTGAAGGAGATCTATTTACTAAGTTTGGCGTTGAGATAAGGGATCAGGCTACTTTTGTAGTTTCTAGAAAAAGATGGACGCAGCTGGTTGCAAGATATGATAACGAGATCCAAGGTGTAAGACCCTTTGAGGGGGATTTAATTTATCTACCATTATCTAATAAACTATTTCAGGTAATGATGGTCGAACACGAAGAACCATTTTACCAATTAAGTAATATTGCAGTATTTAAACTACGTTGTGAGCTATTCGAATATAATGACGAAAATTTTGATACTGGTGTGGAAGTAATTGATGATATTGAAAAAGACTATGCATACACATATCTACTAAACTTGGATAGTGCTGGTGATGGATTTGATGTTGGGACTATGGTATATCAAGATTTAGCTGATAGCGTAACTATGTCTGGTGAAATCGTTAAATGGAACACTAATACTAATACACTAAGCTTGATTCATATTGGAGCCAATGATGGTAAGTATCATGAGTTTGCGCCAGACGGTGTCGTCTACCAGTATAATAGTAGATCTCAAAAAGTTAATCCAGTGTTAATATCCTCTATTGAGGAAGACAATAAGATTTCTGAGATTGAACAAAATACTGACTTTGAAACATTCACTGACGGCTTCTTAGACTTCAGTGAATCTAACCCATTCGGAGATCCTAGCTAATGATTAGCTTTAGGACATACATATCAGAGGGTATTAAGCTAAAGCTTATCCGCGGTAGATCACAGGATGTACTGAAAATGTGGAATAAAGGTGACAGTAAATGGGTAGAACTAAGGGGTAAACCTGGATTCGAGACAAGATATGATCCAAAAGATCCTTTACATAAAGCAATATCTGCTTTAGGTAAATCTGCAAATATATCGGATTTTGTGAATGGTAATGAGGTAAGTATAAACCCAAGACACCCTGATGGTAAGAAAGCACTAGCAACTATTAAGAGATTAATGAAATGAGCGACCTATTTGATTTCGGATTTACAGCGGTAGATGAGTCTGAGCTTGAAGCTGTTCAGGCTCTTGGAGCTACGGCTAAAGAAGTTGAAAGTAAAGCAAGTACTACTCAGGATAAGTTAGATAAACTTTACAACGCTATTGTTCCTCTGTTAAATAATTTAAAGAAGAATCCAGAAAAAGAATATATCCTATGGCCAAATAGATTGGCTAAGGTGGAAGAGTTTGAAACTCACCTACAATCAATATATAAAGGTTAAGCATGTTTGGAACACATTTTTATCATCAGAAGCTAAGGAAAAGTGTTGCTGTATTTGGTACACTTTTTAATAACCTTTATGTTATCCGTTCTAACTCTTCTGGTCAGGTCATATCGCAGGTTAAAGTCCCACTATCATACGCACCCCAGCGTAAGTTTCTTGATCGTATTAGATCCCAACCAGATCTAATTGAAGATTCTAAAGTGGCGTTGAAACTACCTCGTATGTCTTTCGAGATAACTACCATCGGATATGATCCAGCAAGGCAGCTGCAAAAAACTAATAACTTCACACAGACTGGCACGGGTTACGGTAATAGGAATAAGTTCTATAGTTTTGTTCCTTATAATATAGGCTTTCAGTTATCAATCTATGCTAAAAATCAGGACGATGCGCTTCAGATTGTAGAACAAATACTTCCTTATTTTAATCCTCAATATGTAGTGACAATGAAGCCTTTCGATAGTTATCCCGATATAAAAGAGGATGTACCTCTTGCTTTGGTTGGGGTAGATTTTTCTGATGACTATGAAAATGCGTTGGAAGCCAGACGGACTATCATTTATACTTTGACCTTTGATATGAGAATTAATTTCTACGGTCCGATTACAGATTCTAAAGTTATTCGTACTGCTCAGACAGATATATATGAAATTCAGAGAGGCCTAGCAGATTCAGATCTTCAGGTAGCCTCGTTTAGAACAAGGCCGGATCCATTTGACGTTTCCGCGGACAGTGATTATGGCTTCAACGATTCGTCTGATTACGACTATCTATTTAACTTTGATAGCACATAGGAGAAATAAATGAGTGAATGCCCAGATTGCGGACATGAATGTCACGAAGAAACATACCCCTGTAATGTTGAAGGATGCGAATGCGAATCTTGTACTTGCGGTGAATGTGAGTTGGAACATCCAGAGAAAAGATAATGGCAGATAACGCTGATAATGATTTTGAATATGCTAGAAGAAATTACCATGACCTGCTAGCAAAAGGCACTGATGCGCTTGAGGAGATGATGGAGGTCGCTCGGGCGACCGAGCACCCGCGGGCGTTCGAAGTGTTTTCTAATATGATGAAACACGTTGCTGATATTAACGGTAACTTAATAGATCTCCATAAAAAACATAAAGACTATAATAAAGAAGATAAGCCGGCAGAGGTAGCTAATCAAACTACCAATAATGTGTTTATTGGTTCCACAAGTGACTTACAGCGTATGCTTCTAGATAATGAGGATAAGGTAGTTGACATTAGCGATTACAAGAAAGATGAATGACACATATCTAGGTAATATTAATATTAAGCGTGATGGTGTTGTTCATAATTTCGCAAGAGATGAAGTTATAGAGTATAGCAAATGTTTGAAGGATCCTGGATATTTTGCTAAGCATTACTGTAAAATTATACACCTAGACTTGGGGCTAGTACCCTTTGAGCTCTATCCATATCAGGAGCAGATGTTTGATAAATTCAATTCTAATAGATTTAACATTGTACTTGCTTGTCGCCAATCTGGTAAGTCTATTTCTAGCGTGGCTTATCTTTTGTGGTATGCGATATTCCATCCAGAAAAAGTTATTGCCATTTTGGCGAACAAAGGTGCTACGGCACAGGAGATGCTCGGAAGAGTAACACTGATGCTAGAGAACTTACCATTCTTTTTGCAGCCAGGATGCAAAGCGCTGAATAAAAGATCCATAGAGTTTAGTAATAACTCCCGAATTGTCTCTGCAGCAACATCAGGTAGTTCTATTCGTGGTATGTCGGTCAATCTACTATATCTGGACGAATTTGCATTTGTAGAGAATGCTGCAGAGTTCTATACCTCTACCTATCCGGTTATTTCATCAGGTAAGGATACAAAGGTTATTGTT